CCTGCGACTCTGATCGCTCTGACCAAACTGGTTATCCGTTCAGATTGCAGCATCGTCCAATTGTCGAGGTCACGCTGCCAAATCCACTTCTCAGGGTCCTCTAATTCAGGAGGGATATAACCTAAGTCATGGTCGTTAGCTTGTTCGACGACTATAGCCGATGGGACGTTCCGCCTGCGTTCGATCATTTTCATGACCTTGAACCATACTGGCAGCTCCTTGACCATGGTTGTCCGACGATCCGCTTCCCACCGAAGCACAGGCTCAGATGGAAACATCTCGTCTAGCAATACGTCGGTCATTGACGAATATCTGCCAAATCCCTCACTTATGAGTAATTCGGCAATTCTCAAGGTACCTTTGTTGAGCGAGTTCAGACCACCTTTCGGTATCATCACCCACTCGTCATCGTGCGAGTACCCGAAAATGTCACGAGCAAGTGCGTGTGTTAAACGCGCACTCTCCTCTATGTCTCGTAGGGCGCTGTCTAGCGCCGACGAGCAATCCGGATGCTCACCTCGCAACTCAGCTGACAATGACCACCACGATGGTGTAGCAGTCACGCTCGACTCCAGTGATGCGACGGCTCGTTGCCGTGCGCGGAGTTTCAGACGGATTTTCTCTGCTATATACATCAGCAAAGGATGAATTCCGCCGTCGTCACCTACAAAGGCTGAGATCTGCCCCTTCAGCGACTTATCCGTTCTCAAGCCAACTCCTCCGACTTCGGTCGGCATTGTCAACAAGAACTTCAGGACTGGTGCTTGTTTAGGCCAGTTGTGATTAGCAATGGCCCTGAGAGCCTTCAGACTTAACTTCCAGCTCTGCGCCAGGTGCCAGAGCAGGGGTAATGCCTGACGATAATCTCTAACAGCCGCTAATACCATGTGTGGTTTCAGCGGTGTGAGGGGAATACCTTTCCACACCATTATCTTACGGAATTCACTAACCGGCTCAATGCCTGTTCTTCCTCCCGAGATATGGCTCTTCGACTTGTTCACCTTCATTCCTAGTAGCTTGACGAGCTTTAAATAGCTGTCTGCCACCCGAGGGCCAGCAATGACGACGTCGTCGCCTAAGATGACGTAGTTGTCGAATGGCTCCCACCGACTTTTATCGGCAGTTGCCCGCCAGCTTGCATATTGGACAAGTAGGTGGTGCGTCACGGCCATTAACGGCCACGACGTGTACACACCCATAGGCTGACCAACGGACCATTTCACTTTCGTAGTTACTCTGGATTTCGGGAACTTAACAAACCATTCCCTCTCCGTCATAACACAACCTACAGACTCCGACAGACTACGATCAAATCGCTGCGCCAGAAACTCAGTTTGCATGTCTAGTGGAAACAGATCAGTGCAGCTCGAGTGGTCAAAACTGTAAACAGTTTTACCTTCCTCTTGCCACTTAACGATCCGGTCCAGGTCTTGACCATTCCCTTGCTTCCAGGTACAATCGGTAGGTGTCTCCAGCAATATATTGCGGAGCCACTCGCCGATAGGTCGTGAGATTGCTTGCGTCCAGTAATCTGGCATCGCAATAATCCTGACCTTTCCTGACTTCTCGCGCTTGAAGGATAACTTACCAGGACACTCGCATGGGTTGATTTTGTGACCCTTTACTACGCGAGCTCCCTTCAGCAACTCCTCATCTGAAGCATCGAATAACCTTGTGTCGAAGGCGACCTCTTTATCAACCTCTGAGAGGTAGGGTCGCATTGCGACTTCCAGCTTTCTCAGGCCGTCGACCATAGTAGCCTCCGGTCCAAGACTTGCCACCTTTGAGTTACGCAGGCTCAACACGTCCAAATGAGCACTCTCAGTGAGAGGGCCGTTTGGGCCGCGTGTACCTTTCGCTATGACCGTCCGATCGATCCGCAGAGGACGTAGCATCGCTTTTACTAGCGGATGCGTTCGATATGCGGGAGTCGCCAACAGGTTAGCGACAAACCCACCAAAGTCCTTGATAATGGGTCTCGCGGTGTTGGGGAGTTTTGTGTCCTTAATAACCTTGAGCTGATCCCTAATCACAGACTCGTCGAAGTCTCCTTCCCACAGATCTGTCACACGAATCAAAGAGAGTACGGCCGACAAGACACGCGCCGATTTCCCGAGCTTTTGCACCCGATTCACCAGCGGCTCGACCAACAGAGGCAGTGCCCCTGTCTGCTTTACAAATGGCAACGGATCGCAGTGCTCACCGTATATAATTTGCATCGCCTGGCCGAGAATAGCCTTGGCACGCTTCACGCCCTGGTTGCTCTCGGCTCTAGCCCATTGGTCGATGGTCTTAATAAGAGACCAGTACCAGGGTTCGAGCGGTTTGAGCCTAGGTTCGTAAGCGACAGTGAGTGTCCACACTAACTTTACAGCCTTTCTCGTGTCGTCCTTCATAGGACTCACCTTCTTTCGAAGTGTCATAAAGAATCTCACTTGAGACCTTAGGTTAGTGTAAGGAACCTACTCTTTGGAGTGGG